GCATTCAACGCCAATGCAAGCGCAACGGCTGCAATAGTGGCTAGTGTGGTGTAAAGTATCATTTTTGTTTAGTTTTTCTTTGGGTTAACATCTGAGTGTACTCATCAAAATGCGGGATAAATTCGTCGCGTTCAAACTCATAAGGCCGAGCCTCTGGTAAACGATTTAAATCGCGTTTGTACTGCTTGAATTTCCAAGCGATAAAGCTGACTGCAACGGCTAAAGGGGTTGCTAGAATAAGGTAGATTGCATCCATGATTTTTAAAAATTACGCCTGAGATTCTACAACTAATGCAGTACCCAAAGTATTTGAATATATGCCATTGTTTAAGCAATTAAACAAAACGGCAATGTGAGATCCATTTGCCAATTTTGTATAACTTTTAATTACCGCTGAATAACTAACTTTTCCAGTGATGCAATTGTGAATAAAAACGGTATCCCCTACTTTGAAAGTTTGAGATACTTGATAAATTACGCCCATCGGGGCTTTTTTGTCGATTGTTAATGTGGTGTTTTTCATAGTTTTTTGGTTATTGTGTGTGCAAATCTAATCAAGTTTTACACAAAACAAAATAAATTTTAAAATATTTTTAAAAAAAAGCCCCGAGCCGAAACCCGAGGCAAACTAAAAAATTAGCACCACACTAATAAGGTGCAAAATTATTACAGCGTATCCAGTACCTCGTTAATACGTCTAAGAGTTGTTAACGTCTTGGGTTCCTTTTTTGCCCAATGGCTTAATACCCCTCTATTAATGCCTGCCATGTCGCAAACTTTCGTTAACGATACCCCTTTGCTAACCGCCCTCAGTTTTAACTGCATTACAATATTTGTATTCATTTGCTACAAATTTACAAATAATGTGTTAAATTTGCAACCTTATGAGTTACCACACTAATACTAGCCGCATATCTAAAAGCGGCCTCGACCTAATTAACCGCGCTCCAGCTCATTACTTTGAGCGCTACTTAAACCCAAACGCCCCACCGCAAAAAGAAACGCCCGCCCTGGTCATTGGGTCGGCAGTCCATTGCGCCGTACTGGAACCCGAAGAGTTTGGCAAACGCTACGCCGTTGGGCCACGCGTTGACCGCCGAACTTCCAAGGGAAAGGCCGAATGGGAAGAGTTCTTAACCCAATCCGCAGGGCTTACCTGCCTCGACTCCGAAACCGCAACCCTATGCGAGCGCATAATGGAAGCCGTCCGTAAATTTCCTGCTGCAAAGTACCTGCTTAAAGAAGGGCAGGCAGAGAAAGTAATTGAGTGGACCGATGAAGCTATCGAAGTGGACTGCAAAGCACGCCCCGACTGGCTTACTCCAGATAATATAATAGTTGATCTAAAAACTACTGAGGATGCAAGCCCCCGCGGGTTCGCTCAGTCTGTCCGCAAGTATCGTTACGATGTGCAGGCCGCGTTTTATTCTGACGGGCTCGAAGCTGCAACTGGCAAAGAGTGTGAAGGCTTTTTCTTTATAGCCGTTGAGAAATCCCCGCCGTTCCTGTGCGCTGTTTATTTTTTAGGTGCAGACGACCTGCTAGAAGCTAGACAGAAATACCAAAAAAATCTGCTCACTTATAGACTGTGCAAAGAGTCTGGCATTTGGTCGGGCTATTCTGAAATCGTTACTAAACTTGAAATATGGAAACCGTAAATAACACCACCGAATTAACTACCATTGAGCCAAACAACGGCCCAATCTTTGCCCCCGCTCAGTTTGAACACGCCCAGCGCATTGCCAAAGTCCTATCATCCAGCGACCTAGTACCAACCCAGTATAAAAACAACGTAGCCAACACGCTCGTTGCCCTTGAAATGGCTAACCGTATGGGCGCTAGTCCGCTTATGGTTATGCAAAACTTGCACATAATCCACGGCCGCCCATCTTGGGGCTCCAGTTTTATTATTGCCTCGCTCAATTCTTGCGGCCGTTTCACTACCCTCCGTTTCCAAGGCGACGCTGATAAGTGCAAAGCAGTAGCGACAGACAAAGCAACGGGCGAAGTGTTAGAAGGCCCCACAGTGTCTTTAGCAATGGCAAAGGCTGAGGGATGGCTAACGAAAACAGGCAGCAAGTGGATCACTATGCCAGAACTTATGCTAAAGTATAGGGCCGCTGCTTTCTTTGGCAGGCTTTACGCCCCCGAGGTATTAATGGGTATGCAGACGAGCGAGGAAGTAATAGACATAACGCCTATGCAACCTGCTGCAGTCGATGCAATCAATGCCAAGATTAATCCAAAAGGTTAACTAGATCCTTGCTCTCGAGCAGGGTATAACTAAAGCGGTTGCCATGCAAGGCGGCCGCTTTTTTTGCTAGTAGCATAAACTCGTTAAAATCAGCAACTCGCTTAAATACTTGGCAGCCGTGGCTCCAGTCATCCACCCGGGCACTGTCAACTCCAGCCTTATGTATGTTAATGCCGAATACTCCAGTCTCTGTTTTATCAGTTTGATATATTCCATCCTTTGTAAAATCGCGGTATACTGTTACAGGTGCAACTTGGCGCAATGCCTCATACTTACCTTGGTGCAAACCGATTGCATGGCTTCCCCTGTACTGGTTACAAACTAGGCGCGCAGTTCCGCCGCCGTTATCCGTTGTAATTGGATATTCTTTGATCACCCAAGCCCCGGCAACTTGGTAAGCAACTACAAGCTTATCGTCAAAAGCGTTAGTAACTTTGGAGCCAGTAGAACTGTTGCGGATCCCGATAATATTTAAATTGTATTCGCCGCCCTCAAAGAAAGCGTATTTCTTAGCGGCCATCGTGGCCTTTAGTGTTTGTATGTTCATAGTATAGCAAAAATAATACTTAGCAATGAAATGCCAAGCGTTAGGCGTTTCCATTTAGTTACCTGTTTATCGGTTGCCTGTATGCGATCTAAAAGCTTAGCCTCAATCTTGCCCTGCTGTGCAATGACTGCGCTGTCTACCTTACGAAACTCTCTGCACAGTGCTAAGTTTTCCCGGGCTTCCGCGCCTTTAATTAAATACAAATTACTTGCCGCAACTATCGAGCTGTCGGTGCATTGCGATAAGGCGACGCGTGGCGCTGCAACTAGTATCGCCATGCAAAGCCAAATATATAGTATCGAATTTTTCATTTATAATAGTTTGCGTATCGTGCAGGGTTTTGTACTTTAGCCGAATCTGCCTAAGCGTGTCGTGCAATAGTACAACCTCCTTATCTATCTCGACGATTTTAACAGGGCTCTGAGGCACTTTCTTGATAGTGTATAGGCAAACTGCTAACACAATTAAACAGACAGCCCAAAAGCCCCCGTTTTTCATTCGTCGTTTTTCTTGCCGCTAAACTTATCTATGCTTGTAAAGCCAAGCGTCAAAATAGTTACCCATTCAACGGCCGCCACTAATTCCGCACTCGGTGCAATGTCCTGCGGGCTCATTGAATTGTGCGCCATCGTTCCAAACAAAACAAACGCGCCGATAATTCCGACAAACCGCTTACTGGATAGTTGGCCGTTGTCTCCTTTGAATATTTCGAGTATCTTTTTCATTATCTACCTTGGCCGCGGTATCTTTTCGCGGGCTTGTTATTTTTTGAATGTACGCCCTTGTTTTTACGCTTGGGCTTGGGTTGCCACTTTCCAACTGTTGCGCTCGCCTTTGCCATTACAGTCCGTTTAACTTCATCATATTGTTGAGGCTCAGCGTGTCCATTTCAGCCAGTGAAGTATCGACGCCCATTATCATCATAGTGGTGGCATACTTTTCCGCCTTCAATTCAAACACTTGCGCCTTGGTTGTAGCTTCAACTACGGCCTCCTTTAGCGCTTCCTTTTCCGCTACCTTACTTTCAACCATTGCCTCACCCATTGCCTTCGCCTGTGCAGTTGCAACAGATGCGGCTTGCAAATTTTTTGTAATCTTGCCCAGCATCGCCTCGACTTCATCCACTGGCACCGCCTTGGCTTTGTCGGTAGGTACAGCAACGATGCTAACAAATAAACAGGCTGCAAAAATTAGAGTAAAGTGTTTCATAGTTTTTTCATTGTATTCATTATGCGTATTTCAGTAATGGCGGCAGCCAGTGCGCTATCAGATTTTTTCAACGCGTAGCTGAGGCGATCAATCTTAATATCAAGCGCATCTATTTTTTGATTACTCTTTTCAATCTGTTCCTTATAGCCCGAACGCAAGTCCATATACAAATAACTAACAGCCAAAAGCATACAAAAAGCCACGGCAGCAACAGGGTTTTTACGGAATTGGTCAAACGAGACGGGAAGGGCATTGGGTTTTACTTTCGGTGTTGTCATATCGGGAATGGTGGGGTTACAACTTCAAATTCTGTTGGCGTTCCGAGTATTGGAGTGAGTGATTCATCGAATACAATGTACCAAAATTGCGGTGTATTTAATTCTGCAAATTTATAGTCAACCCAATTCTGTGTCATGTCATCGGGCGTTACAGGTATGCCGTAGTAAGCATCGCACAACTCACGGGCGGTGATTGCTTCGGTTTCGGTTTTAAAAAAATAGCCTTGCATTTAGTAGATAGAGTAAAAGTCGTTTATGTTTCCTTCAATACCTGAACGATTAGTTGCTTGGTTTGAAGAATAAATTATCATTTCTTGCAAATGCAAATTTGCTGTTCTTGCGATACTATATGGAAATTCGGTAATGTCGTTTCCTGTATATGTACCTATCGTTCCTATGCTTAAATTGTTCCGAAATATTTCCGCCCCAACCGCCGAATTTGCGATTGCGTTATATGTGTAGGATGTGTTACTATTAAAAACACTGCTTATTGTTATCATTGCACCAGATGCGACATATTGGCTTAATTCATAATCCAGCCACATATAATTATTGTTTCCGCTGCCGATAATTGCTTGATTACCCGTTGCAGTTTTATAATAAGTTATAAATAATGAATATAAATTACTTGATACCGCAGTAAAAGACCAGTTTTGCGTAGGTTGTGCAATTATTGTAGGTTTAGAATTTAATTGATAAATACTCCCAGCGTTTACTATTTGTGGTTGACTTAAAGCCGTTGTTTGTGTAGCATTTCTGCCATTTCCACTTTGGTCGTACCAAGTAGTTATAAATCCATTATCTAAAGCACCCGTACCCGTAAAGGCAATCAAAGCCGTTGTATCTAACGCCCCAGTACTTGTGAATCCAATGTCACTTTCTGTTAAATCGGTTCGCCTTACACGAATTGCACTACCCGTGTACGCAGTATTTAATTTACGCAATGAATAGGCAGCAGCTGCGTTGGGAAAAGCATCAAGTAATAAAGGAGAAACATTTTGACTACCAATCAACCCCAACTGCGTCGGCAATTGCCCAGCGACCAACTTGTCACCAAACAACTTCTCATTAAACCCACGCATTATCCCAAAGTCAGGCATCTCAATAATCTCCTTTTACTGCGAATATATTTACCCCTGCCGCAGTCGCAACGGTTGTCCCAACTTTTACGACTTGACCTGCCTTCAATTGCAAATCCGAATAAGCAGTAACTGCTCTTTGTGATGTCACCGTAGTTGATGCGGTAATTGCAGCCAAAGCAATCTCATCATAAAGTTTGAAATTCGCCCCACTTGAATCACTCACAAAAATCAAAACCAAAGTTGCCGCATTTGTTCCTGCAACCTTTGCCCCTATCTGCGTGATCTTTGTGCCGTTTGTTGCAGCAGTTAAAAGCGTGACGGTGTTTGTCATCGTTGCACCTGTTCTGTCGGTTGTTGCACCCGTTACCGTTGCAAATGAAAGCTCTGGTGATAGTGCGAATATGGGTGATGTATTTGCTGCCATTTTAGTAGTTATAGAATAAGTATAAAGCGGAGCCTACGCCGCCGCCTGTGTTAGGTAAATTTGTTAAATTAGATCCATCGACAGCAGGCAGTTTTAAATTGCCGTCTAGCCTTACAAGTTTGTTAGCATCGTTAAAAACATTGCCTGCCAAAGTAACTGTATTAGGCAAACGCGCGACATCCAATGTCCCGCTTATGATATTGCCCGCAGCTGTTTGGTCGACATTTTGCACATTGCCTAAGCTGATTTGGTCCTTAGTAACAGCGTGCGGATTGCTATAGTTTGTTGTATGGTTTGTTAGCGCTGTGGTGCTTGCTTTGGTTGCAATGCTTGCAGCTTGCGCTGTGCTCACTGGCTTATCAATGTCGGCGGTATTGTCCACATTGGTTAAACCGATATCTGTCTTATCCAATACAACAGCCCCGACTTCACCATTCACGGAAGTAACAGAGCCCTGTGCTGCTATTGTTAAAGTGTTGGCGGTATCGTTATAGGTTATAGTAACATTGGCGCCCGCTTGTAACAGCGCCGCAACCCTGTCATCTACTCGCTCGCTAGTGTAATATAGCGCAGTCGCTGCCTCGGGTATTTCTTGAGTGGTTAAAGAAACTACGCCGCTCTGATTGTTTACAGATAGAACACCACCGGGCAAACCGCTCGCCCCTTGGATGCCATACAAAACGCCCTTATCAATTACAGAAGTTACTACCTCGGTAGAGGCGGGGAAAGTTACAACAATCGCAGACGCTGGCGCATCTGTTACCGTTACATTTGTAGCCCCTGGTATCTGTACGATAATATCGCTCATAAGTTTTTAGTCAATGCGTTGCTAAACTGTACGATGTTATCCTTATAAATTACGTGCTTATTGCTTGGGTAACTGGCATCCGTGAAAACCTTTGTAACTTCCATTGACAACATACCCGCCTCCCAACCTTTAGTAATGGCGCGCGTTAATAACACAGAACATTGTTTTGTTTGACCGCTTACTGCAATCACAGTGCCTGCTGTTTTCTTAAAGCTTACTTTTAAAACGTCGTTAATAATTACGCCTACTATTACGTCAGCCATTAAAGAAAATGTATCGTCTACCAAATCAATAACAATCGTTACATCCTCGCCAGTATATAAAGCAACAGCCATAAATCAAAAATACAACTACGCCCTCTGTGGCGCGTTAACAAATTACGGATGAGCTGCAATTATAAACCACTTGGTGCCGTCGCAAATAATCGTGTGGCTGTCATAGTTTGTATTTAAAAGGAAGTGATCTGTGCCGTTTATATTTTCTCCAGTGGCTGCATTAATCCTGAAGGTATGCGAGGCGCCCGACTTCACGAAGTAATATTTTTTCCCTTTCTGTGTAGCTACAGCAGGCAAGTTTAAAATAACAGAACCGCCCGCAGTATTTCCAATGTGCCCCTCGAAGTTTGTATCCAGTGAGCTCGTGCCTGTTGTATAAGTTTTAAAGGTGCCGTGTTCTTGCAGGTGCCACTCCATTTGCTCGTTGGCTAAATCATACTGTACCATTACCTCGTACTGGGTGTTTACTGTTGGCACTGCAGAAGGCGCGCCGTCTGCATCATTTACCAAGTGGCTCAGAACTAGGTCAGGCGTGCGCTGCACCTCGTCGTTTAATTTCCCAATTTGGATATCTTGATAATTTACGCGATCCTTTAAACCATTACCCAAACGCAAGCCCTCGCCTGTGGAAGTTAGCCCAGTGTAAATTGGAACCAAGCCCAACCACTCACCGCTCCACTGCTCAGACATTGCAGAGTAAACTCCGCCGTTAAATATCCATTTAAAGCTATCAAAAGAAAGCGACTTAATAGCCGTCAAAGTTCCCGCATCCACCCAAGTGCCTTGTATTACTGGCACAAAATCGCGATACAATCCTGCAACGCCTTGCCCTAGCATTGCCGTAGGTGATCCGTGCGTCACTGAATCCCAACCACCATACCAATCGTCTGCAATAACGTCAGCCGTGCCATTGTTAGCCAAAATATTTCCCGTTCCGTATTTACTATTTGAATAGTAATATTTTGGATTTAAAATAATAGGCGTTGAATTTAAAGCGCTGTTGGTGCCTGGGTTAAATACTTCTGTAATGTTAAAAGTAAAGTCCGGGTTATTGTATGGGCTAGCGTCTGCAAATGCGATTTGTATAGCACCCCAATAATCTTTTTCGAAAACGTCTGGCGGATTTTTTGGAATACCGAAAATATTAAACCTATTTTTAAAAGCTTTCACTCCATAAACTAAAACATTTAAAGTGTCAAATCCCGCGGGCGCTGTGCTCACTTGTTTGTCAAAAACAAAACTTGTCCAGGTCGTGCTTTGATCTGTCTTTATATCCTCGTTAAATATTGGTATAACTGCACTACTGTACCAAAAATAATTGCGGCGGTCTAATACCATTTTATTACCTGCCGAATCGGTTAGCCAAATTTGTATAGATACCCTAGTTAAATCTTCTGCGCCTGAAGGCGAGCCGCTAAATATATGACGTTGAAACTTTAATGCAAACCTTATACGCATCGGTGCAACGTCTGGCGTGGAGCCTGTAGGTATTCCAGTAAACGCCCCGCTTAAGGTCGTTGTTGTTTTGTTGTTATAGCTTCTATAAACTCCTGTATTTAGAGTTCGCTCTGTATCTATTTGCACATACTTAGCCGCGGGTTGATAGCTCATTGATGGCTTGGCCTGCCATTGCGGACGTGTAGAAGTTGCGCCCAAGGTTACGGCGTGTGTATAGGTTCCCGTTCCAATGTACTGCAACGTATAACTGTACTGCCTATAACTTACCGTTGAGTCTAAATACTCAGCAACTGAAACCAACCAATAAACGCCAAGCTCATGAATAAATTGACATTGCAGTATTTCGCAAATCTGCTTGATTGCTTCTTTGCAACTAACCATATTTTCGCTAGCATATTGGAAAGCGTTAACATCGCTCGCGGTTAAATCCTTAAAAGCATCGTAACCCGTTACAAAAGTATTGATGTCAACCTTAAGCAGGTGGATACCTTTAATACTTGCATCGCTAGAGTAAGGGCTAACTGCATCACGTAGGTAATCCGTCTGCGTTCCGTTTATAACCCAATATTCTTTTAAGCCTAGCAAGTCTAAGCTCTTCCTGAATAGCTGCGATATTTGTATCTTGCCATCGGTGAACCAATCAGCGCTTACTTTAAATCCATCCAACAACTCCAACCCATCAACAGCGCCCAAAGAAATAACAGGCTTACCTTCGATTGCCTCACGCAAAAAAGTCATTTGATCAGCAATTACTCTGCCGACGTGCTGAAGTACTGAATCTTGATAAATTAATACGGCCCAATACTGCTCATTATTTGTGGCAAGGTTTTTAAAATCTGCCAATACTGTATTATTCGGCATTACCCAGTGCGAAGTAGATCGCGAAGAACGAATAGCATTCTCAAAAAATTTACTGCCTGAGCCGTCCCTGTTTATTTCGTATCCGTTATTGGCTAGTAATAACTCCGTTCCACCTGCACCCGAACCGCTCGGCGCGTCCCATATTTCGACCTTGTGAAGGGCGCCCGTAATTGAATAAAAACTACCGTAGTATTTGCGTGCCATCTTATCCTCTGCTAGAGTCTCTATTATATCGTTCCAAAACTATTGCCAAATCACGCCCCTGTATACTTGTAGAAGCTACAAATCCACTGCTGTCGTTTGTCTTTAACATTCCTTTTAACTTATCCAATGGCGCTATTACTTCAGGGTTAGAACTCGCCCCAGGATATTCACCCATAAGGCCAAGCGTTGGACCGCTAACTATACCACCGTCGGCGAAGGCTGTAACCTGTGGGCCGTTGGCTAAAGTATTACGCACAATCGCCGCGCCCGCCATCAAAGCAATACCTGCCGCAGCTGCCGCTATTGGGTTGGCTACAATTAATTTTTTAAAGGCATCCGTCGCAATCGCGGTAGCTACAATAGCTTTACCTAAAGTTTGCATAAAGCCCGCAATCGCGCCAAGCATATTTTTACCAAAATTTTTGCCTGCGTTTTTATCGCCTGTTGCAACGTCTGCAATAAGTTGCGCAAATGATGCCGCGGCCTCAGTCTGTAAGGTAGCAAAAGCAGCGTTAAGCTCTGCCGTTAACTCCTTCATTTTTTTAACTGTTTCGCTGTAGCTCTGCGGGTCAATTTTAACCTGCAATAATATTGGCGCAACTCCTGTGCCCGCTACCATATTGGCAGGGGTAAATTGTTTTGATTTTAAAGCGTCGGCTGCCGCTTTATCCTTTAGCTTTTTATTACGCTCAATGTTAAACTGCTCAGCATCGTTTACTCCTTTGCCGTGCGCAATAATTAAATCTAATTCTTTTTTTAATTGTTTCTCGGTAAGTTCAGCAGATTTTTGGGTTGACTTGCCTTTAGCCGCAATCTGGATATCTAATCCCTTTAATATAATATCGTTCTCTAATTCCTGCGTCGTTTGTGTTAACTGGATTTTTAATTCTGAATCATCGCTTAATTGACCTTGCAAAGTTTTTAAGGCCTTAAGCCTTTTATGCATGTGCTCTAGTTCTATCTTTGCAATTTCCGCCTCTGTTTTACCTGCAAGCTGAGCCTCTTTTATTGCAACATTCTTTTTATATTCTAACTGGCGCTCAACAAATTTTAACGCTCTGTTATTGTACGCCTCTAATTCTGTAGTATATTTTTTCTGTGCTTGCTCGGCAGCTTCTGCCGCTTCTGCATTATTTTGAAGTGCATTGTAAATTAAAACTAAGCCCGCGATAATAGCGCCCGCTCCAGTAGCAACTAATGCGGCAGAATAAACGCGCGCGGCAACTGTTGCCTGCCCTAAAACGTAGGTTTGTATTTTTGTGGCCGCTGTAGTTAGCCCAACCATAAAAGCACTTTCTGCCTGCAAGGTATTTTGCACCGCTTGCAATCCAGTTACCAAAGCCATAACGCCCTGCAACTTTACCATAGTTTGCTGCAGCTCTTTATTTTCACCACCGAATACAGCAGCCGCACCTTGCGCAACTCCAAAAGCCCCTGCTACTCCTTGTATACCGCCGAGCACCGCATCTAGTCTACGCGTATCGCTCGCAAAATAAGTCACCTCTCCGCGCGTATCGGCGATGGCATCCTTCATGCGGCCCGCCTGTTTAATTATTTCGTTGGCAACTTGGGCAAACTCTGGACCTAATGCCCGCGCTTCCATTGCTAACATTGTTAATTGCCTTACGCTGCCCATTGTTGGGTTACGCGTAGCAATAGCCGCCAAACGTTCCTCCATCGACTTCGCCGACTTCGCAACCTCGGCGCTCATCTTATTGCTGCCAGATTGAACTACTGCAATCGCTTTGTTAAACCCTTCGCGCAGCTTTTCAATGTCGGCGCCTATAACAATATTTAAACTTTTAGCCATTACCTAGTAAAGTTAATTAAATAGTCCTGAGAAATTTGGTATAAACCTGCAAAGGCGGCTGTATCGTCGGCGGTTTGATTCTCGCCGTCGTATTCCAGTGTTTGGCATTTGATCCCGTTAAAAGTTCCGGGCAATGTTACCGCCTCAAACGCTGTGCGAATTGCTGAAGCAACTGCCTGCGCGCTGCTCAAACTTGTGCCATAAGCATTAACTTGAACGCGTGCAAACTCTGTGCGACTGTGCCCTGATTTTGTAGGGTTAGGAACTTGGCTAATTAAGTTATAACTCACAGCAGGAAACGCGCTTTCCTGTGGTATCCTAACAGGATTTAGGCGCGTAGATATTAGCGCAGTGAGCGCCGCGTTAGTACTTAGGATGTTATAAACTATTTTATTTGCGCTCATGCTTTCGCGTCTGGGGTTAACTTATCAAAGACATGCGAATATAACTTTAAAGCGTCGTGAATAGATAAGTAATCGGATACCTCCCAAGGAAATGTTAACAGACGTTTGGGTTCTATGGGTTTCTTTAAGTGCGGGGCCATGCCCGTAGCAACAGCCCAGCGCGTTATTTCCCATTGGTTGCGATACTGCTGCTGCTGAGCTTCGCGCATCCCTTCCAATTTTAAACGCCAAAAGCGAGGCGTTGAAAGTAGAAACTCCCTTTCACTTAGCATCATTTCGCCATAAGCAATGCGCTCAATCTTGCGCCAAGTTAGCGGGGCGCTGTCGCCCTTGGCAGTTACTCCCCCGTTGACTCTTCAACAGGTGCAAAAAATTCTGTAATTGCTGCCGTGAATCCTTCTAACGCGGGGCTAATTTCTTGAAACTTTTTAATTGCCGCGCCTAACTTTTGCACGGTTGGATAAGGCGTCTTTTTATCCTGGGCCTCGTAGCCTTCCAAAATCCCGTAAAACGCGCAGCTTAAAGCAAAGTCCATAGACTTCGCTAAGTCCTTTTGCAAGTTTAAATCTGCAAAGGTTTCCATGCCGGCAACTTCCATAATGTTGCGCAGGCTATTCATGTTAAATAAAAGGGGATGCTCAGCACCCCCTAGTTTAATTGTAGTGCTCATGGCACAAATATAATACTATTAAGCAACAGTACCCAAAGTCAAAGCTCCAGATCCCTGCAAGGTGCCTGTCCAAGTTGCTTTGTCGTTGTTTGGTGCGCTCAAGCTTAAGCTAGAAAAGAAAGCAGATCCACTATATTTTTCGTCGCCCGTTACGTTTGATGTCATTACGATAGTCAATAAAGTACCTGCAAGCAAATCTGTTACCAAATCCTTGTACGAAACTTGTGAAGCTCCTACGCTTGAGTCATCTTCAAAGATTGCTTCAACGTTCAAAGTATAGCCATACTCGCCGGCAATAAATTCCTTTGCGCCTGCGCTGTCTTTGCTTGTAACGTCGATCATATCCTTAGAAATGTCGAGCGAGTTAGATGTCGCGTTAGCGATTTTTTTAAGTGTGCCGCTCACATCTTTATAGATGCTTATGAGCGTGCCGTTTACTGGTCCAGTAGTTGCCATGATTATTTGTATATTAAGTTATTTTTCTTTGCTAATTTGGCTAGGATTTTATCCACGCCGTTAATAATTCCGTCCGTTACCTTGCCCGCGTTCTGGTCTAATGCCGGGCGCATAAAAGGGCGCGCTTCTAATATCCCTGTGTCTCTGCCCGTGGTTGACTGTATACGATTTGTTGGCACACCAAATTCAAACATCGGACCTAGATAATTATTTTGATATTCCTTGCGCAATCCGATAAGCACTTTCGTTTTATTGTCCTTGTCCTTGCCAGTAATAAAGCCGATGGATGCCGCCAAGTCTCCGCCTTCCTTTGGCGCTAAGTTCTTTGCGCTATTAATTATGGGTAATGCCTGAGCTTTGAGCATACGCTGAAATTCGGGGTTATCGATTTCGACCCCCATCGCTTTTAAGGCGTCTATCACCTCGGCGATATTTTCTACTTTGTTGCTCACTCTGTTAGTTCCGTTTGTAGCTTCAAATATAAATTGCGTGCTAGGTTTGCAATGTTAACAATGTTGTGATTAAGCCCCGCGTCGACTATTCTATGCTTGACGCTTACCGCTGAATTATAGCGGATGGTATAGTAAACAATTTGCTTATGCTCTCTGCGGTCCGCATTCACTTGCTCGCTTCCGCTTTCCTGTTCGACGCGCTGAGCCCAAGCTGTTGCGTAGGTCGTCCACGTTTGTAATTTCTCACCTGTATTCGCGTCGATGGTTTCCGCATAACTCTGCAGGCTTACCAATACGTCCATAGATCCCGACTGCATTATAGTATAATTTGGATTTTGTAAGGATCTAGAAGATACTCGAAGCCTAAAGATATTTTGCTTTGGATGGTTCCCACTACTATCGCGTTCCTGTTATCGTAATACTGACCGACTAAAAGTAAAGCGGCGTGTTTAATTGCCATTGGAAAAATAGTATCTGGGTCAACGCTTGCTGTGCCCACTGGATTAAATCCTTCAGATACTTCAATAATGTATTTAATTGTATCGTCTGTAATTGAGTCGGGCGCTGTATTGATAAAAATATTTCGCGTATAGTTGCCCATTGGGTCAGGCGCTACTATCCAATCACTGCCTGCAAATGCAGTTACCGCTTGGCTAGAGTTTACATAGCTCACAGAGTTAACAGCCAACACGCGGCTATTTACGCGCAGATAATTGCCAGAAGGTATATTGAGCCCGTTTACGGGATTGATTAGCGCAGGCGAGCCCGTAAAGCTATCAAAGCCATATTTAGCCGTTCCCTTCTTAATTGAATAACCAAGATAGTTGCTGCAGGCGTCAACGGCCATACTAATTAAACCGCTAATATAACTGTCGTCATCGGAAGCCGTAACGCGCAAATGCTGCTTAGCGTCGGCTAAACTTAAGTAGTCTGTGGCTACATTTGCAAAGGCTGTGTATCTTCTTGATTTAAACATTATTCGGCGTCTAATTCGGTCTCTGGATTTGTCGGTTTCTTTTTGGTCTTTGGTGCAGCTACAACTTCAACAGCCCCCGCCTCAAGTAATAACTCGGCTTGCTTAGTTTCAATTTCTACAACCTCCCCCAAGTTATAACTTAGGTTAAATTGCCCTGTTGGATTGATCAAAAATTTTACTAACATTTGGCCCGTGGGGGGTGCAGTCAAGACCCCCCGCAGCACTCGGACTTTTACGCCCCCGAGCGGGCTAGTGATTAGGCAACGATGTCCTTACAAACCGCGAAGGCTGCAGGGTTCAATAAAGCAGTATCCAAATAAGCGTTAAGTACTACATTGGTCAAGCCGGCAGTAGCTCCTGAATATGGGTCTACTGTGAGTTCCATTCCTCCCCAGTTTCCCACGCACATTTTGGAGAAGTCGCCAAAAATTAATGCAGACAAAGTAGAGCTAGAACCTTTAGACAAGTTGCTAGGAACCAAGGTAGTAGTTTGAACATTGTAACCGTTCAAGTCTGTACCACCCGCAGGCCAAATAAAGTTACCTTCAACGCCTGAAGCCTGACGGCTAGTTGTTTGCAATTTAGCTTTTACAGTTGGGTTAGTCAAGTAAGCAACTCCGTTACCGTTAGCGTTCTCTACTGCTTTCATCAAGTTAACAACATCGGCCCAAACTGGAGCGGCGCCGTTAGCATTGGTAGAGTTAGAAGTTGCGCCACCTGCGAAAGTTACGTTTACGTTAGCGTTAGCAATAATACCAGTAGGCTCGTTAGATCCACCACCTTTAATAGCAGCAGTTTCCAAAGATTGTGCCATAGCATTAAGCAACCAGTTTCTTACGTACCCATCAATAGAGTTGCTAGATTGCAACATTAACTGGTTAGATACCTGAATATAGGCAGCCAAACGCTTAGGGCTCAAAGTGATTTTAGAAAACGCGGGGCTCTTTTCAGTAGCTGTGCCGTTCTCAGTATTCCAACCTGCACTTGGCAAAGTTGATGCTGTTGGTAAATCCAAGTTTCCAACAAGGCCGCTCAAACGCTGAACGCCCAAACCTGCTAAAACAGTTTTCGGTAGCAAAATGTCAATAATAGAACCAACAGAAGTCTGGATATTTACACCACCTTCAGAGCCAGAAGTTCCGCCTGTTGCAGTCATATCGCGTTTGAATACTTCAGAAGGGATTTTAATAGAGTGAGCAGAAACGCTAACGCCTGAACGTTGGAACTCGTCGCCACCCATTGCAGAGAATTCGCCTTCTAAACCATCACGACGGCCAGTGATAGCCATTTCCATTGCGCGCTTAAAGCTGTAATCTTTAGCCATGTTAGACTTTTCTTTCTCTTCGCTACGGCTTGCGCTGTGGCCTGCGGCTTGAGCTGCAAGGTTTTGCAATTTCTCTAAGGTTTCAACCTCTGCTTTGATCGCGCCCAAACGAGCCTCGATTTCAGACAAACGGTTAGTTTCAGTGTCAGCCATAGAACGTGCTTCACGCTCGATGGTAGATTGTAGGGTAGACAATTCGCCTAGCAAACGTCCACGCTCTTCTTTTAGGGCTTTAATTTTATTCATGATTTTTGTTTTTTTTAATAGTTTGTATATCTAGCTAAAGCAAGTTTCAAAATATCTGCGCTTACTTGGCTTTGTTTTGCCGCTTCAATTTCTAGCTCTTGGTCTCTAGTTGCTGCAATGCTGCGAGCGTCTGCTTCTGTATCCTCATACGCTGGATAAGTTACAGGGCTTACGTCGTATAGGTCCTCAATCACTTTGATAGTACGCTTTCCCATTGTGCCGTATTTTTCTGACTCGCTCCAGTTCTGCTCTTTAATTGTAAAAGCAAATGAGCTTTGCGTAATGTCTCCGCGCATAATAGAACGCACGACGCTCATATGCGTAGGGTTCTCGTAATCTGGCACCCAAGTATATTCAAGATTGCCGTCGCCATTTACAAACACTTTGCAGGTGTTTGCTTTTGTGCGGCCCAAAATTAACTCGGCTTCGTGGTTGAACAAACAACGAATGTCGTAATCTTTACTCAAAGCATTGTCAAACGCCCCTGCCATTATCACCTCTTCAAAATATCCAAGGTCAGTTACTGAATTAATAACGGCAGCGATGCCACCAATTTCTTTTGGCATGCCTTCGCCCTCTGCTCTGGTGTGTACGGTGCCCGTAAATGTGCGCCTTTCTTGTTTCATTTTAATTTATTGTTTGGTTATTTACGCCCTCGGGGTTATTGTTTTTGTCTGCGGTCGCCATAAGGTTTGCAATCTTGGCATCCATATACTCGTTGATTTGACTGCTAGGCATTAAGTTGGCTTCGATTAAATATTCGTCGCCGCCATCAAACGCGTTAACATCCTCATAAACCCGCGCCTCGTTTCTAGAAAGCCAGCCGCCGCGGATGCCTTTGTTATAATAGTCTGCTCGCTCGTTAGCGGAGGCCCTCAATAGTGAGTTAAAATTAAATTTAAAGTAATACGTAAGCTTATCGTTTTCTGTTAACAGCTTGCGGGCTAATTCCTGCTCGATGTTTATAGCGTAGCTCATTAAAGTGCGCGCGTAAAAATCTTGGTACTCCTGTTCAACGCTTGACTTGATGCCTGCCGTTGCGCCTATCATAGAAGCAGGCACTCCAAAGATTCGTGCGATTTCCTCGCTGCTAAATTTACGGGTCTCAAGATACTGTGCCTCTTCAGGGCTAAGGCTTAATTTTTCCATCTTGATTCCGTTAGGAAGCACAGCGCTACGGCTTGCCCCGTCGATTACGTCATCCAAAGATTTTTTTAACGGCCCTGCTTGGTCTATTTTTATCTGGGCGTCTGACGTTAACAAAAATTTCAATACTCCATTTTTATAAACGCCTGCGCTCTGGCTGATTGCTGCCAAGTCAATGCCTAAAGTTTCGGCGTGCAATACTACTGGACTCAAACCTACTAGCGGATTATCGCCACACATTCCTTTAAAGTGTAACATTTCAGTAGCGGGTATCATGCCCGGGTATCCTGCAAGTGTAACCTTGTAAAACAAAAGACCGTCCTGCATAACAGGCGTAACGTACTGCGGCGCGATTGGGTGCAACTCTATGCCGATGTTTCGCACATCGCGATTAATAAAAGCGTAAGCGTTACCAGTTAGCGCCAAGTGGCTAGTCATGTACTTGGTAAAATCGTATTTAGTTTGATAGGGATTCGGCTCGTTAGTTAAAGCTGTGGCGTAGTGGATTATAATTTGATCCCTATTCTGCCCGTCATCTTTATACAACTTCAGCCCAAGCCCCGCGATTCCATCCGCAATAACTCTAACGCAAGCGTGCACGGATGCAATGCTTAACGCCGTTGTATTATTTACAGCCTGCCCGCTTTTAGTTTGGTAGCCGAAAATATTATTTAAAGTGTTCACGAACCAGTCCGCGGGTTGCGTTAGCATTGACCGCTTTTCTGTTTTCCGTTCCCAAAATCGTAGATTCATCGCCCGCAAATTACAACCTCTTTAATTCCGCCGTGTTAACAAATCTTATTTATTCCGACCTTGAGCTAGCCACCTGCAAAGAGCCGAGCGAAATACGTCGTAGTTTTTATAGCGTGGCACGCCGTACCTTTCTAGGTACTCCGCTTCCGTTGCGTTATAGGCATCCTCATAAGTGCGATACTTAGGAAGGTTAAAATAATACTTGTTCATAAAATCGTCAACGAATCTCATAAGCTTATAAACCAGAAGTCTGTTTCCTTTTCTTTGGCAGCGTCTTGCATAGCCGTGCCCAAAGCCATCACAATACTAACAGGCCCATCGACCTTATCGCCGCTCTTTGCTTTGTTAATCTTGATATTGCCCGCAGGATCATTAGCAAGTAATACATTACCCATCATCCAACGCGTTACTGGGTTGCCATCGTGTTTAAGCCTGCCGTCTTTTACTAAGCGCTCGAGTTCCTTCGTCGGGCTGCTCATTGAAATAAAGCCCTGCCCAAAAGGAAACATTTGCAAGCCTTCGTTTTGTAAATCAATTACAAGCTGGCTAGCGTTGAAGCGGTCATAAGCAATATCTTTAATTTCAAACTCCAAAGCCAAGTCTAATATTTGGGCCTTAATAAAATTATAATCCGTTACGTTGCCATCGGTTGCAGTAATTACACCGTCCGCAATCCATTGCCTAATACTTGCACCTGCTGCGTCCTTTCTTTTGTACGCTGCCTCGCTTGGCAAAAAGTACCAAGTCCTAATCGCCGAGTATTCGGGCCAATACAAAGTAAACGCGCAAAAGTCTCCAGTGCTCGCCAAATCCAACCCCCCGTAACAAATCCCGTCTAGTTTTTGTAACTCGGCGCATTCCATCCAAGTAGTGTCGTTAATCCAAGTCATGGCCGTATCTGTCCACACATTTAGCAGTTTGGTTTTAAATTCAACTTCTTTGTGTACAAATTCCTTAGCCTCGGTTAGCGCCTGCTCTAACTGACGCGGATAAACGCTTACGCCCCAATTAGGATTAGCCTTTGCCCAGTTTGCCGAGTCTGTCCAGTCGTCGCCCTCATCCAAAGTGTAAATCACCGAAAACAAAGCATCGTCCTTAATCGCCCCAGATAAAACCGAGGCGCAGTAATTGCGATGTTTATAACACGGCGACTCACGATTAAAGCCCGCCGTCGTAATTGTAAATAACAACGGTTGCCTTCTTGCCCCCATCGAGTTGCGCAATACGTTATAAAGCTCATCGTTTGGGTGCGCGTGGTATTCGTCAATTACTGCGAAGTGAGTGTTTAGCCCGTCCTGTTTACTTGGGTTCCATTCGAGGGGCTTATACACCGATTGCCCATAAAGTATTCGCCGATTGTTTACACTGTTGTTAACGGTTAACGATTCTGCTAGCCAGTCTACATTTTGGCAAACGCGGACCGACTCTGCAAATACCATCATAGCCTGGTCGAGTTTCGTAGCCGCGCTATAAACTTGCGCTGCACTTTCGCCGTCGGCCATCAATCCGTAAAGCATAACCGCACTCGAGAAAGTAGATTTCCCATTTTTTCGGGGTACTTCTACATAAGCCCGCGTAAATCTTCTGCTGCCATCGGGATTCAGAAAGCCAAACAGATTCCAAACTATAAACGCCTGCCACCCTTCCAACTTAAAAGGCTTGCCGGCATAGTCTCCCGTCGAGTGCTCGAGCTGTTCTATAAAGTCAATGGCGTGCTGCGCGTAGTTTTCGCTAAACGCCCAACCCCCTGCCCTATCGGACAGATAGCGGTTAACGGCATTGCGCACGTGTTCGCACACAATTACGCGCCCACTCACTACGCCCTCAATATACTGCTCAGCTATTTTCAACGAAATAGGTTAACGCCTGAGCGGCAAGGTATTCGTTTCTGTAAAGGTGCGGAACTTCAGCCCAAAGCCCGTCCTTGCCACATGGCTTGAATCCGCTGCCTTGATCTCGGCTAACAATAAAATGCAAGCCGCTTGGCTCAACTCTAAAAGTTACGCCTGCCGTTACTTCGACTGGCTCGGTTGTTTCAATTTTCTTTTTCATGCTATTTTTGATTTTTGTAAAAGTTCCAATTTACTTACTGGCGCGCTCTTGCCTGTTTCAATCTTGCCCCTCGCGCTTGGCGTTACTCCAAAGAGTTGCCCCATTTGTGTAGCTTGCTTAAGTGCTCGGCTTCTAACATCGTACCAGGGGCTAATCACTTTATCGCCGAAACGATTTAACACAACTTCGCCCTCCGCCTCTGTCATTCCGCACGCTTTCTTATAAAGCCCTAACTCGTTGCAGTACCCGGCAACTAATCCCAAGTCAACGCCTGTTAACAAATGATTGTTTTTCAATTCCTTGCACGTTATATCCCAGTACTCAAAGCCCAAAGCGTTTAAGTGCGCAGGCGGTTGCGGTACCCCTTCGCTTAGTTCGACGATCATCGGCGCGGCCAATTCCCTGCTCGGGCTTAGCGTTCCCTTCATGACCTTAATTTCGGTTGGTATTCGTGGCCTTCCTTTCATATTTACAAATATAGTCTAAAATTTAGTACATTTATTTTTGCACGGGTGTGAATAAAAG